TGGATACGGACTTGGCCCAGTATTCATAAGCCCCCCGGGCGCCGGCGCAGGAATAGGCGTCTTCGGATGCCACCATGAGGGCGTAATACTCATCATCCGTGGCGGCGTCCGAACCGCCGCCGGAAGCGTCCACATTGACGCAGGAGGCGTAATAGGGGAACGGGTCCACGCAGGTGATGATTTTGCCCGCCTCGATGCCGTTTCCCGCCGCGCCAGCTGTTTCGCATTTGCAGGCCACTTCCACGGTGGTTTCGCCGGAGGGTATAGACGCATCGGCCACGGTGGCAAACACGATAGAACCGCCCGTTGCGGCCACCCTGGTGCCCGCTGGGATCACAATCACGCTGGACTGCGCCTGGGAGATGGTGAACTGCATGGTCACCGTGGCCGCCTGGGCCTCGGGGCGGGTGGAATCAAAAAACAATTGGCCCAGGGCGTCCAGATTTTTGCCCGTGGCCCGGGAGGGGATATTCTGGTTCCCCGCGATATTGATTTTGGCGTATGCCTGCATCAGCGCGGAGGTGATCCACTGCAGAAATAGCTTTTCCGGGGAAGAAGCGCGCACTTCCCGGCCGGTCAAAGCCGTGTACATGGCGGTCAGCTCCTGCTCGATGGCCGATGCGCTGGCGCTGATAAATTCATAATCCGATGCCCTACTCAAAAATGGTCACCTCCAAAATGGGATACAGCCGGTCCGGGTGCAGAGGATCCGCGTCAAAGTGCACCCGATCCACCCGCACCCGGGGCTCATAGGCGCGCAGGGCCTGGGTGAGCGCCACGGCATAGGCGGATTGCGCCGCGTTGATGGGCCGATGCAGCCAATCCGGGGATATGCCGAATTCCCGGTAGCAGGGCACAGAGCCCAGCTGCGTAAACAGGATGCAATAGATGCTCTGGATGATCTCTGCCTCCGTATCCGCCGGGAAAAAGGAAAGGGGCGGCGGGGTGCGCAGATCAACGGTTTTTCGCTGCATGCTATCCCTCCATTCCCAGCAGCGTCACATTCACCTTGCAGGAAATGGGCGTGCCGTCCTTATATAGGTACTCAAAGGCGCGGCTCAGATTGGTTACCAGCCACAGATCGCCGTAAATATCCGTGCCCAGGGCCAGGGCATAGCCCCGTTGGCTGCGCATCATTTCCCGGAGGGTATCGTATTCCCGCTTGGGGTCCACGCCCAGGAAGGCGCTCAAGGTCATTTCAAAGGTGATCTGCGGGGAATTGTAGCCGGTGAATTCGGGCACAGCGTCCCGGCCATGCACGGCATGGGCGCTGTAGGCCGCGGATTCGGTAAATTTCAGGTTCTTAAAGGTTTTCACCGTATCGGCGGACACGGAAAAAACCACGTCGCCCAGGCTGCCGATATTCACGGGATCACCCCCAGCACATAGCCTTCGGATTCATGGCCGTACACATAGAGCACCAGCACCACATCGTCAATCTTGGGCAGCCATGCGCTGTCCGAATAGGACACAGAGGCTTCGTGGGTGTGGCCCTCCGCTTCCTGCACATCCACCTGCGCATGAAAAGGAGCGCGGGAAGCGTCGCCGTCAAAGGGGCGCTGGGGCACAAACAGCCAATCCGATACGATATTGGAGAACTCGGGATAGAACACGCGGACCATCAGCCGCTTTTTGTCCACATCCATCACGATGCCCTTGCGCACAAGGGATTTTTCATTCGCCAACGATCACGCCTCCTATCTGTACAGTGTTTTAATTGCCCCGGTGGATACATAGCCGGTAAGGCCCCCGGCGCTGACCAGGGTGTAGCCCCCGGAGGAAGAACCCAGGATGATGATTTCCGTGCCGGCGGGCTTGCTGCCCAGGCTGTTTTGATGCTCCTTATCCGAAAACAGGGTGGCGGTATAGGCCAGGGCGTAGTAGGCTTCTCCCTTGGGCTTGGATTCGCCTGAGGGGGAACCGTTGCCAGACTGCCCGGCGGTTTCCTCCTCCGTCTTCCCTGTTTTCTCCACCTGATGGGCATACACGCAGCGGCCTTTGAACTGGGTGGTGTAGCCTCCGGAGCGGGATATGGAATGCTTTACCTGCTTAAGCAGATACTTGCCGTCCCACAGGCCGAAGCCGGTGATTTCCACCGTAAGGCCCGCAGCCAAAAGGGGATTCCCAACCAACGTGAAGGAAATTTCCCGCTCGAATTTGTTATGCAGCCTGAGCAGCTTAGCGGCCAGGGCGGAGGCTTCCCCCGCGTTTTTCACCGCGTGATCGGTGATCACCAGGGTTTGATTGTTTTCGTCCTCCGCGTCAAAGTTATCGGCGTTGGCCGTGCCGATGATGGTTTCCTTGGTTTCGGGGTTATACCAGCGCACCTCGCACTGGGCAAAGGTGACATCCCCCTCGGTGGTGGACAGATCGTACTTGGTGTAGCTGCCATCCTTCCAGGCGATGGCGAGCACGGCGGCCAGGGCTTCATACTTCTTGGGGTCGAACACGATAAGCCGGGAATCGGACACCTTGAGGGCATAGCCCGCGTCGTGGCTCAGGCGCTGGAGGAAGGCAATATCCGTTTCCTGCATCTGCTCCAATCTGGCGTAGGAGGGATCGCTGCCGGCATCGAACATGAAGCCCAGGCCCGCGCGGCCCGCGATTTCCGCACCGATGCCTGAAAGTGTGTAGCTTTCCCAGGCCTTATCCCGCTTTTCCGTGCGCACGCCCGCCGCGTAAGGCAGGGACGTGGCCTTTACCGTAATGGTGGAGGGCGGGCCGGAGGCCTTGATGCTGTCCAGCGTAAAAGAGCCGCAATTGGTTTGCCGGGTGATGCCGCCGGGATAATGGCAGCGGATGCCGGCAGAGATTTTCAGGCCCTTGCTTTTGCCGCCCAGGGTGATTTCCCCGCCGGATATGGCGGCCTGCAGGCTGGCATTCAGCCATTTTTTCAGCCACAGGCCCCGGGCGTCCTGAAGCTTCAGCTGCAGATCGTCGGTTTCGTCTTCCTCGTTATCGGTGAAAGAAAAAGAGAGCAGGTATTTCCGGATTTCATCGGAAATATCCACGCCCTCAAAAGCGACGATTGGCTCGGTATACATGGCCTGGGCGCTGTCGCCGCCGCTGCGGATGGTGCCGGTGACCACGTCGATGGGTTTGTTCAGCGGATCTTCATCCGGCGGAGCAATTTCCTCAGGCACGTTATCATCCCAGGTGACGGTGATGGTGATGGTGCTGCCGCCCTGGAGCTGGCAGGCCCAATACCGCCCGCCGTCAAAGCGGATGGATTGCAGGCCCTCGTAGCTGGCCCCGGTGGACAGGGCGGCGCTCTGGCTGCCTTTATTGCCGCAGGGCACAGCGCCAAGAAAAGCGCCGTCGCCGTACACCTGGATTTCCCGGCCGGAGCCGTCGGTGTTCCAGCCGGGCACGCGCACGTCATACGTTACCTGGGCGCTGATCACGGTGTAGTTATCCGGGAAAGCGCCGCTTTGGGTGACTGGGAAGGTTTTGGCGGCCACGCCGTCATAAATATCCTGGTTTGCGGCGGGCATGGTGGCGGTGTAGGTGACTGTTCCTGTCATGACTATCGCCTCCAGGGCGGCACGAAGCTCAAATCCACGTCCGTTTCGTACAGATCGGGGATGGTCAGCTCGATCCCGGCGGGAAAGAAGTAGATGTCAGCGTAATCAGGGTTGGCCATGATCAGCTTGGAGGTGTGGGCCGTGCTGCCGTACACCTGGAAGGCGATCATATCCCACATATCGCCGGATTTGGTGATGTAGGTGGTCATCAGCTGTACACCATCCTTTCCTTGTCGGATTCCAGCTCATCCATGGTCTCCCGCACCATTTCCCGCAGTTCCTCGGTATGGGCGTCCAGGATGGCGCGGATTTGGTCGGAGTCCATGTTTCCGGAGAGATTGTAAACAGGCTTGATTTCGATATGGGGGCCGCTTCCGCCGCCCGCGCCCATAGTGCCCATGGGCTCCGCCTCCAGGGCGTGTTCCCGCTGGAAGGCGGTGGTTTCCTGAGCGTTCAGCACTTTTTCGCCGCCGTTGAAGAACACCATTTCAGGGCCGTTTTCGCCTACCATTTTGAAGCCGCGTTCAGCGTTTTCGGTTCCGGCGGCGTAGCCGGGAATCTTGCCTGCGATCATCAGGGCTTTAATGGCGGCCTGTGCTACTGCTGAAAACGCGGATGTGACCGCGCCGGTTTTTCCCCGGGCGGCGTCCGCAAACGACTGCACGGTATCTGCACCCGCCTTGGCCGCATCCGCGGACATGTCCATTTCGGCAATCGTTTCTTCCAGGGTTTTCTGCAGATTCGCCATGTCTTCATCGAAACCGGTCTGCATTTCCGCGACAGTTCCGGCAAACTTTTCCTTGCCTTTTTCCACATCAGCGAAAGCTATGTTCAGTTCATCAATCTTGTTTGCACCGTCCGACACGATGGCAGCCAGATAAGCGGCGCTTTCCGCGCTGCCATCGGACAACTGAGCCAGAAGGCCGTCGGCCAGGCCCATCCTCCCAGCTTCCTGCAGGTTCCATGTATACTCCTGCATATACTCAGCTTGAGATTCGAGGGATTTGATCATCTGATCGACAGATTGCTTGGTTAATTCCGGCGCTTCCTCAAAGAGCTTGAATTGCCCGTCCATGCTCTTGTAGGCGGCGTCATAGGCGGCTGTGTAGGCCTCACCGAGGGCATTCATCTTATCCAGCACGGGCTGGATGGCGGCGGTCACCTCGGCGGCGCTGGCGGCAGAATCCGCCACGGCTTCCGGGGTTTCGCCCAATTCCGTATTGAGCAGAGCGACAGCCTCTTGCACCTGTTCAGCCGTCATTCCGGCACCCGTCAGGGAGGTGTTGAGAAGCTTCATAGCTTCCTCTGCGGTGATAGCGCCGGATTTTACGCCGTCACCCAAATTTTCGATGAAAGCCCTTTGCGCGGCTTCGGCTTCCTTGGCCGCTTCGCCGTAGTCCGCCACATTATCGGACAGATCTTTAATCATTGCGTTCAGGGTGTAATCATTCGTTTTGAACCCGAACGCTTCGGCCAGGCTTTTAGAACCATCCCCATATTGGGCAATATTGCTGTAAGTGGCGCCCATCAGGGTGGCAAGTGCCTGAATATCTGCCAGCGCTTCCCTGGTATCCGCGCTGTCCACATCAAAGCCCGGCCCCTGCGCCTGCTGGTCAAAGGTTTCCAGCAATTCCTGATAGGCCGCGTTCACCTGTTCCGCGTTCATCCCCGCGTATTTGAGGGTGCGGTTATAGATGTCGTAGCTTCGGGAGGTACCGGCCATCACTTCGCCCGATTCTTTCACGGTGCGGGCATAAGTGGCAGCCTGCTTATTCACATTGGCGTAAATTTCGCCGCGAAGCCTGGCCTGTTCGCTGGCTGCCATTCGCTCGGCCTGCTCCACCTGGGCGTTGATTGCCGCTGTTTCTTTTTCGATTGCGGAAACCACGCCGTTCGTTTCCTCGGAAAGCTCGGCCTTTACTTCGGCAAGGCGTTGCTCCTTCTGGGTCAATTCCTCAGCGGCGGCCTGAGTGAGGGCATATTGAGTGGCGGCGGTGGCATAGGCGCTTTCCAGCTCGCCCACCTTGGTTTCCTGGGCGGCGATGGCTTCGGTCTGGGCCTCGATGGCGGCCTGGATGGCGCTCTTGTCCGCGTCCGTGTTGGCGTGGGTCAGCCGGGCTTCCAGCTGGCTCTGACGGGTTTGCATATCCGCCAATTGGGCCTGGGCATCGGTAAGGTCGGATTTGGCGGAAGCGGCCTTATCCTTCAGGCCCTCCGCTTCGGTTTGCAGGGCGGAAATGGCCTGCTGCACTTCGGCAAGATTGCTCACGTTGGCGGTCAGCTCCACCACCCGATCAGAAGCGGCGATGTAATCATCAACGGTGATCTTATATTTTTCGTCTGCTTTGCCTTTGATTTCAATGGTATCGGTTCCTTTCAGGAAACCTTTTGCTTCCAATTCCTTTATTGCGCTGCCGGAAATCGGTATTTTTTCATTTGGGTCAATCATGAATCCGGCGGCAATCAGATCGGAAGTCTGCGTTGCCTTCAGCGTAATGCCGGGATCATCCGCTTTCAAGAATCCAGTCGAAACAAGATCAGCCGTCTGCTGCGCGGTCAATGTGATTCCTTTGTCATCAGCTTTCATAAATCCGGCTGACACTAATTCTGCTGTTTGTGCGGCAGATAGAGTAATGCCGGGATCATCTTCAGCCATAAATCCGCCGGACAGCTTATCCGCCACCTGCTGGGCTTCGAGGAAGATAGCTTCGTCATCAGGAGACATGAATCCGGAAGAAAGCAAATCAGCCGTTTGTTTTGCCGTGAGAGTGATTCCTTTATCTTCCGGGTTCAGGAAACCGGAAGCTATCAAATCAGCAGTTTGCTTTGCCGTCAGCGTAATTCCTTCGTCATCAGGCTTCAAAAAGCCAGATGCCACCAAATCAGCTGTCTGCTTGGCCGTCAGCAAAATGCCATCATCATCTTCCAGCATGAATCCGGAAGCAACCAGATCGGCAACCTGTCCAGCAGTCAGCATAATTCCTTCCGCATCCGGATTCATAAAATCTTCGGGGATCAACGTGGCCAAAGCCTGCGCGGTAATTGTGACGGTAATATCATCCTGATTTGCCAAGCCGGTAAAGCCGTTTTTGGTATTGAACAGTTCACCCTGCAGCTGCTTATATTCCTCGCACAGGGCCTTGATGTTGCCCTGACGGCGGAATTCCACGTTCAGGTCGGTGAACTCCGCGTCCAGATCCTCCATGGTTTCCTGGGTGTCCTTCACCGCGTCAGACAGCCAAACAATACCGGCGGTCAGCGCGGCAATGCCCACGGTGACGCCCATGATGATATTCAGGCCGAGAATAGTGGAAGCAAACAAAGCGCTGGCAGCAGCAGCGATTTTGGCGGCGGCTGCATACCCGGTAACGGCCAGAGTAGCCGCGCCGATCACACCGGCGGCAGCCGTGACGGCCTTCACCAAAGCAGGGTGGCGCTGGATAAACTGGGCTATGGGCTGGATCAGCGACGTGAACGCGGCCGCGCCCGCGCCAATGGCGGGAGTGAGCGCGTCGCCTATGGCGATTTTCAGGTTATTCGCCGCGTTCTGGGCCATGGTCAATTTGGATTGGGTGGTGCCGTACATCACGGCGGCTTTCTCGTTCAGGGCCGTGTTCTGCTGCCAGGCGGCGTTGGCCTGGGTGATGGTGCTGTTCAGCAGATTACCGGCTGAGGCAAGGCCCAGGATGGCCTTGGTCTGCCGCACGTTCGTGATGCCCAAATCATCCAGAATCACGATGGCGGAGCGGCCGTTGCGCTCGGTGTCGTTAAGGCCCTGGATGAAGGTGTTCAGAGCGCCGGCGGCGTTTTCGGCCCAGGCCGTCTTAAACTGTTCCGCCGTCATGTTGGCCACGGAGGCGAAATCGTTCAGCCCGTCCCCAGTTTCAACCGCCTTATGCAGGGTGGAAATCAGGGTGGACATGGCCGTGGAGCCTGCCTGCGCTTCCACGCCCAGGGAGCCCACGGCAGCGGAAATGCCCAAAATATCCGTGGCGCCCATGCCCGCCAGGTGCGCGGCAGAGGCCATGCCCTGGCTCATTTCCACCACCTTGGAGGCGGTGGTGGCCGTTGCGTCGCCCAGATCAGCGACCACAGCGCCCAGGCGGTCATACTGGGTCACGCCCGTTATATTAGAAAACTGGGCCAGCATGGTAGCGGCTGACTCAGCGGTAAGGTCGGTAGTCGTATCCAGCTTGGCCATGACGGTGGTGAAGCTTTCCACATCCTTCTGCGCAATGCCAAGCTGACCGGCGGTGGTGGCGATGCCGGTGAGGGCTTCATTGGTGATGGGGATCACCGTGCCCATTTCCTTGAAGGATTCGCCCAGGCTGTCCAGGAATTGCTGGGAGCCGCCGACGGTGCGCTGCACGCCCGCCATGCCGGTTTCAAACTCTATGGATGCCTGGGTGCATTCCCGCATCAGGTCATAGCCCGCTTTCAGCGCGGCGGTCACACCCACGGCGGCCAGCATCTGCTCCATAGAGGAAGCCGCCTCGCCCATGGATTGGCCCATGTTCTGCGAGGCGGCCGCAATTTCTTCCTGCTGGCCTTTCAGGTTATCCAGCTCGGCAGCGAGAGCTTTGCTTTCCTGGGCCAGGCTGTCGGTGTTCACGCCCGCGTCGGAAAGCGCGCCGCCCATGCTGCCGAGTTTCTTTTCCTGCCCCTCCAGGGAGGCGGTGGTCCGCTCGATCTGAAGTTCTTTTTGGAGCATGGCGTTTTTAAGCGATGTGGACGCTTCGCCGTTCTGCCCCATTTCAGACCGCAGATTTTCATACTGCTTTTGCAGCGTTTCCAGCTTGGAGCGGGTTTGCTCAACCGCTTGCTGCTGCTTTTGATAGGCCGAAATATCGCCCTGTTTCCGGTTGAGGGACTCAATTTTATTTTGCAGGGTGACCACGCTGGACTGCGCGCTTTTGAACGCGCTGCCGAACTGTCCCTGCAGCTTCGCTCCAATGGCAAATGCCATCTGGAATTCCTTCGCCAATTTCATCCCTCCTTTGCAGGGCTATTTATTCTTCCGGTTTTCCTCCCGGATGAGGTCGTTATTATCTCTTATCCACGAAATCAATTGCCGCAGGGGAAGCTGGAGCCAGAAGGAAACAGGCGTGTTACAGTTTTTCGCCATGATCATGCACTGCCGTCTGATCCAGCTTCCCCCATCGCCGGTTACGATTCCGAGGCCATCAAAAAATTTCTTGTGCGGCTCCGGATACGCTCAAAGTCGACGATCCGCATCCGCTTGAAGCCATCGGTGCCGATGTCTTCCGTGCAGGCGCGGGCGGCGACCCGCATGAGGTACTCCCCGTTGAACGTGGGAGCAACCACCATAATGCCTTTGGCCTGGAGCTCCGCTTCGATGGCAAGGCTGTCCTCGCCCGTCAGATCGTCAAAGCGAAAGCCAAGCTCATCATACGTTTTGCCGTTGTACTCAAAAGGCTTCTTGAAGTGATGCACATAGGCGGCAGGAGCGCTGTCGGCGTTTGCCTCGGCAACGGCAGCGTCGTATTCCTGCGGATCAACCTGGTCAAAGGTACGGATCTCGTTACTCATAGCTGTCTCCTTTCAAAAGCGGGCTTACTTGCCCAGGGCCTTGCGCACGTCGGCCATGTAGTCCACACCGCCGATTTCACAGATGTAGTTGAAGGGATCGATCTCCCACAGCTTCTTGCCGTCCCGGTAACCGGCGTAATAGGTTACGCTCATTTCCAGGTTGGTGTCGGCCAGGGCAGCGGGGGCGATGGTGCCGGGCGCGAAGTTCTTGGGAACGCACACGATCACGTACTTATCCGCAACCACGTTGCGTTCCGTGTTCATGGTGTTCCAGTGCTGCTCGGCAACCCTCAGATCCAAGGTGTGCTTGGAGGGCTGGAGCAGGGAAACGGCGGCGTCGGTGGCGCTGCGGAAGTTCAGCGTGATCGCCATCGCGTCCACCATGCCGATCAGCACGGCGTCAATGTTGCCGGAGATACCGGCGCCGGTGATCTGCTGGGTGAGGTAGTTGATGTTGGGCATCACGGCGGAGGATACGCCGAGGTAGTTCCTCGCGTTTTCGTATACCTCAAAATCGATGTACGCTTCGGGCTGCTTAGGCATGCATGATTCCTCCTTTACTCAGCGGCCAGCGCGCTCTGCACGTAGGAGGCGTCGTACTCGAGCACGAAGTCGATCTCCTGCGCGGGGCTGGGCGGCGTCATGTACACGTGGAATTTCACGATACCGGCCATCAGGTTCGTGATGGGATTCTCGCTCTCCAGCATCACCACACGGCCGCCAAGCAGGTAGCCGGAGCCGGTCAGGCCGTTCATCCAGATATTCACGCTGTCGAGGATGGAGTCGATGAAGCGCCGGGTCATGGGCTTGTCCAGCTGGCTCCAGAAGGTGCGGATGATGGAGTTCGCCACCCAGTC